TACGCAGGATGACAATAACTTTAAGGATGTGATCCATGATACCGACAATAATTAAGTATAGAAAAGTTATAGCTGGAGGTGCTCTACTTATCCTTCTGGTCATTGGTTATATTTATTGGGCTAGCTATCAGCAAGGAGTCGGTGAGGCTCGGGCTACGCATAAGTATAACGCCTTAATCGATAAGCAGAAGCGTGAAGCTGCAGAACTCTTAGCCCGTGAGACGGCTAAAGTAGACAAGGCTAAAAAAGAGTTGCATGATGAAAAGAATGAAAGGGAGTTCAAGATGCGCGAAACGCGAAACACGTGGCTAACCTTAGTACTAGGTTGCGTGACCTTACTGTTAACGGCAGGCTGCGCGACCCCAATGCAGGACGTGGGGCGTGTAGTGATACCACCGTCCATGGAAGTACCCCCAGTTCCAGTGATAGTCCAGATAACGGAGCCGAAGCCTCAGGGCTACTTTCAACAGAGCTTACTGGACTACTTCAACAGCTCACCGGCGAAGCCGACGAAATAAATATAGCGTATAATTCTTGCCGGCAGTATCTGGGAAAAGTTAGGGAGGTCATAAATGCCCAGTAAGAAACGAGACTACAAAAGGGAGTACGCTATATACCACGGCAAGCCTGAGCAGATCAAGAGGCGAGCTCAAAGAAACAAGTCTCGTAGAACCGCAGCTAAACAGGGACTGGTGCGCAAAGGTGATGGTATGGATGTGCACCACAAAGATAACAACCCGCATAACCAGGCAATAGGTAACATAGGTATCCTTAAAAAAGAAACTAATCGGAGTATCAAATGATCTTCAAAAAGCTACTCGGAAAAATAGAACCTAAGCAGGGGCTTGTACCAAAGGAAGATAAACCTAAACCTTCGACTGCAGCCGTTACGAAAAGCATAACAAGCAGTATAAAAAGCCGAAGGGCTTTGTTAGACGAGATTCAATAAAAACACTGGCCATATCTCTCCCTATACTGAGCTAAGTGTTTTTGGCGCCCTTGCTGCTCCCTCCCAGCAAGGGCGTCTTTTTATTTAAGACCTTACTTAAGTTGTATAAACCGATTCTTAGAAGCTCAATTTCAGGCCTATAGAAACGTATTACCTAAGGCTTTCGAACTCGTCTCGGTCTGTTTGTACACTTTCTAGGATACCTCTAAGGCCTAGTTAAACAGTAAGCTAAAGCCGCGATAAGAGCTACAACTACAATAGCCCCAGGTAAAGATAAAGTATTCACAGCAGATATAAATTCATGCATCACAGTTCTCCTTGCAGCGCTATGATAGTAATGCCTGCCTCTTTGGCAAGCTCAAGGGTTAAGTCAAAGTTCCATGAGCTGTCAAGGTCTATGCTGGGCACTACGACCGTCTTGATTCCATACTGGGCAATGTTACCCAGACACTGTGAACAAGGTAAGCATGGATACACATAAATGGTGTCACCCTTTCCTCCAGAGCTGTAAAGAGCGTTAACCTCCGCGTGAATCATGATGAGATTCTTTAGCTCTTTAGTTTCTAAGCGGTACGGAGTATCCGCGATTCCTCGAGGGAATCCGTTATACCCGATACCGACGACTCGATTCTTCTCGGTGATAACCGCGCCGACTTGTTTGTTTGGGTCTTTCGACCACGCGGATATAAACTTAGCTAGCTCTAAGTATCGCCGATTCCATTTATCCTTTGTATCCATAACTTGCCTCCTTTAAATAGTCTAGCAATTTATTTTGTCCAAGCGCCTTTGTAGCCAGCGCCTTCATAATAAGCTCATCAACCGTGCCTTTAGCTACGAGATGATGTGATATAACAGTTTGGGTTTGTCCCTGTCTGTGTAATCGCTTTGTAAGCTGTAAGTAATGCTCCAGTGACCAAGGTAGGCTATACCATACAAGTAAGTGCGATCCTGTCTGCATATTCACAGAGTGAGACAGAGAAGCAGGGTGACAGAGTAATAGCGGAATTTCACCTCTGTTCCAAGATGCCACAACCTTGGCGAAGTCTACTTTAGGCTCGCCAGGTCTCGGACCTGCAATTATAGGTGCGTTAGGGAATACTTCACGAATCATGTCAAGCTCAAAGCGAAACTGGATCGCGCAAAGTATACCCTGGCCATTCGCTTCTTCGACAAGATCTTTCAGAGCATCGAGCTTCTCTGTATGAATTAGCTTATACTTCCTGCTTGTCACGCCCTCCTCTATTTCGTTATATAGTCCTCCCTGTACAAATTGTCTGAGCTTCATGCTTTTAGTCGCTGCAGAAGCGGCTGAGAACTTCTCACCCTCGAGCTCAAGGAAGAACTTCTTCTCCAGCTCTTTATATTGAAGCATAAGAGAGGGAGGTATAACAACTTTAATAATGTTATCAATCTGGTCAGGTAAGTCGAGATAATCAGCAGCCTCGAGACGAAAGGTTATATCCTCAATCTTCTTATAGATTATCTCAGCGTGCTCCGGAGATTTCAAGGTATACTTGAACGCGCAGTAAGCAGACCGGTCAAAGTAGGTACTTAAAAATGTCGTAATATTTTTACCAAGTCTGAGACCCTTGTCCAGGAGAAAATACTGAGACCATAAGTTCTCTAGGGAGGTTGGAGCTGGAGTACCGCTCAGAATCACTATACCCCCGGTGCACAGATCTTTAAGTTGCTTTAACACTTTGAAGCGCTTAGACGAGTGGCTCTTAACCATAGACCCTTCGTCTATAATCATAGCTTTGAAGGGCATAGGCTTCTTAGCTTTAAAAATCTTTACCAGAGACTCAAAGAGCCACGGCAAACCTTCGTAATTGATTATGTAAATCTTGCGCTTGCGTTTAAGGTTGTAGTCCTTATCCGGGCCATGCAGAATGGTGAAGGTTTGCTCAGGAGTCCACTTAGCAATCTCATCAGGCCAGGTGGTAGAGCATCCCTTAAGCGGAGCAACAACTAGTACGGAGTGCTCAAAGTCTCGGATCCAGTTCAGGGTTATTAGCGTCTTACCCAACCCCATATCCACCGCCAAGTATGTGTATTTCTTTTCTTTACAAAACGCTGTGGCTCGGTCTTGATAGGCATGAGGCTTTAGCATAGTATCCTTAATATACGCCAATCGTACAAATCGATTTTAAGAAGCTTCATATCGAGCCTATAGAAACGTACTAGGACATTCTGAAAGCTCGAGTGCGGTACCTTTGTACACTTTCTAGGCTATAGTTCGAGCCTGTCTAATACTTTATACGGATGTTAACTCTTATCGCCTCTGAAAGTCTTAAATCGGGGATGCCGTAATGAACCATCTGGCGTTTCTTCATGGTACTGAACTTCAGCAATCATGTCTATGAAGTGCTCACGATTGCCCCAGACTTCATTTCGATCAGCGTCGCTGAAGCCGCTACCTACTCGGACAAGTACGCCATTATCTCTCTGGACAATGATACCTCCTAGGGTACCTGCGAGTCGACCTTCGCCCTCAAAGAAGCCTACGACTGGAAGGTCTTCGTCTTCGTTGAGCTTAATTTTTAACCAGTCAGAAGATCTCTTATTCTGGTATAGATGATCTGGAGTCTTTAGCACGAGGCCTTCATACCCTGCAGCAATAGCTTTAGTAAAGGTAGACTGAATTTTTTCAGCATCGTTAGTTAGCACATGCTTAACGAGTTTAATGTTAGGATGCTTAAGCTCAGTGTCTACGTGATCAACTAAGTCCGTATACCGTACACTAAAGCGATCTGTATGACTCGGTAAGTCAAAGACACTGAAGATAACATCAGGAGAGTTATCGAAGCTGCGGATATTCCCACTGGTAGCTTGAAAGTGACTTCCTGGAATACTGAGTTCGCCATCAAGATCCCAAGGGGAATCTTTAAGAGCGTCTAAAAGATGCTGTACACCTTGAATCACATGACCATTACGTGTGTATAGCTGACCAGCTCTATATACGCCACGCAGACCATCGATCTTAAGTGACATATAGTAGGTGTCTGTATGTCGCCGTACTTCATAAGCCTTAGCGCGCATTACTCCAAAGTTACTTACCAATCCTGGCCATACCTTGGTGATAGTG